AAGAAGCCGCAGTCGAAGCCACGGTAATTAAAGCCATACCTGCCACAGACGCTGGCGATCCCATAACCCTGATTGTGGTTTATACACGGGGGTATCAGGACACCGCAGGCAACGATTTCAGAACATTCACCGCAGGCGCCACACTGTATGTCAAAGGCAACATTAGCTACAGTGTAACTGCACAGGGTGGCGACAACATTACTGGACCCAGTGCCGTGGCCGCGCAACAACCCGGCGTGTATTATCTCGGCGGTTATTTTGTCACAGTACCCAAGACAGTTGTGGTGGTGCAAAAATATGTCACCAGCACCGCAGTAATAAATGCCAAGATTGGTATTGTCTACACCGAAGAAATTGTTACCTATGAAGACGATAACACGCTGTTGGACAATGCTGCAGGAACAACCAACGTAGCCGCTCCGGGTGCGGATCGCTATAAAATCAACACTGACTTTGTGATGCTGGGACTGGAAGAAAGTCAGGAAAATTTCTTTGAACTGATTCGCATTGAATCTGGTGTACTGCAGCAGATCATCAATGCTTCGCAGTACAACATCTTGGAAGAAGCTCTGGCCGAACGTACCTATGATGAAAGTGGAAACTATGTAGTCAAAGATTTTAGTTTTGAAGTACGTGAAAGTCGCAACAACGATCGCGGCACCTGGTTGCCCAACACTGGATATCTGGTCAACGACTACATTGTTGCCTACAGCGGTACTACTGCGCGCTATTTTACCTGTGTTCAGTCTGGTATCACCGCCGGTGGCACTGAACCAGCACTGCTGCAACTTGTGGACGAATCACAGAGCGTAGTCGATGGATCGGTGCGCTGGAGATATTCAAAACGTGATCAGCTGGTAAACAACCGCGGATACTATGACGTAGGCACCAGCGTGACTTCGCTGGGCAACAGCAGTCAGTTAGTTTTGTCTTTTGGTCCGGGCCGTGCCTATATTCGTGGATTCAAAGTAGACAAATTGGCTGCTACCACGCTCAACATCAACAAGTCTCGGGAAACAGCCACGGAAAATAATCGCATCATTGCCACCAACATCGGTAACTATGCCTTTTTTGATCCCAATGAAACACTGGGCATGGTGGATGTCAGCACCGGGCCCGAAGTGGAATTCTATGATCGCATCATTGGCGACAACACCGTGCCCCTGGGTTATGGTAACAAGGTCGGTGTTGGAAGACTCTTGTATGTAGACAACGGAGTACAGGGTACCTTCCGCATAGGTTTTGACAACATACGCATGAACCTAGGCAAGGTCTTTGAGCGCGATGCCAACATGATGATTGTTCCTGATCCAGCTGGAACGTTGCTAAACAAATCATATCAACACTCTGGACTGGTGCGTTACTTTGGTCCGGCCAGTGGCACCAGCGGCTATGTACAGCTCAGCGGTGCAGTGCAGGTACTGCCCAATCTTAGTTCGGCCAACGATCCCAATAATCAGCTCAATGGCTATGGCGCAGAAGGCAGTACATTGTATTTTGGACAGGGTGGTAATCGCAGCGCGCTTTGGCAAAGTTGGAACAACAACACCAGCACCAACACCAGCTACAATACAATAACCGGATTTGCCTACAATGCCAGCACAGGATTTACTGCCTGGGCCTTTGCCAGCGCCACCATGGTTCTGCGCGGCGTAAATACTGCATTTACCAAGGAGTTGCTGATTGGTGAAACTGTGACCATACAGACCAGCAGCAACACAGTCAGCAGTTGGATCGTAACTGCGATCGCCAATGACACCACAGCCACTATTTCTGGTGGGCCAGTATTCAATCAATACACCACCACAGGCTGGAGCTCTTTCCATGGTGGTACCATAAACAGTACGGAAACCACCGGTGTGCTGCGGTCCGGTGGTACCAGTGCGGGAACCTATACAAGTTCCGCTTTGAGTGGATTTACCATAACAGCGGTTGCTCCGTTTAATGCCAACAACGGATCGTATGTATACAATGTTACCAAAACCGGTGGTGGTTTTGGCAATTTTAGTTCACAGTTGAGCATTGGCAGCATCATTGCTTTCTGTGCGATAGATACCGGTATTCCCTGGACTGGTAACGCACTCGCTGCCGGTGTTACTGGTCAACCCTATGCGCAGTTTGTTGAATCCACAGTCTGTCCAATCAATGGCTATACCTTTAGTTCGGCATCCACCAGCTATGGCCTGCGTACTCAGCAATGGACCTATCAAAATGCCGGTGGTACGTCTAGCGTGGCCGGCAACATAAGTTCCTACCTGGTCATTGGTTGGGGTGATGTCAGTGTCAACAACAACGGCTTGACGATAGTAGGCCCAGCCCTTGTTGGAACTTTGGCTACAGCGTACGCCGCGTCTGGTATAGTGGTGTTGCTGCGCGGTACTGATAGTAATCCCGTAAAATCTGGCAGCATTGCGGGATCGCCGGCAGCCATTACAAGAACTGCCAGATCCGATGTTAGCACCAGTGCTTATGTCAGAGTCACAGCCGGTACGTTGTTTGGCATTGGCACCAGCAATGCTGTGAATACTCCGTCAAGACTGCAGACTGAAACACGAAACAATCAGCAGATTTATTTGGATACTGCTACACAGAACAATGCCACTACAATACAGCGCATCTCCACAGAAAATCGTGCACTGTTGTCTTTTTCAGCCACCAGCGCAGCAACCAATCTTACAGCCTGGACCAGTCAGAGTTTGATCAATGGATCTACCAGCACACTGCTGGGAGTTACATATGGTACCTGGTACAGTGGTGTGGCTGCTAGTTTTGCCAGCGAAGTATTTGATAGTTTTGCTCTGGGCATCAATACTCGACGTCTGTCGGGTCTGTACAAGTTACAGGACTACAACGGCAGTACTGGTACTGCGACAGTGCATACTGCGCTGCGCATCACTGGCGATAGCACTGCTAAATTTACACAGGAATTGCGTGAAAATGATCTGGTAAAAATCAACGATAATCGAATTTTTATTACCCACATCAGCAGCAACAACGTTGCCTATGGCATCAGCATGGATGGCAGCATTACTGGCAGCAACGCAGATTTTCCCATGCTGAGAATCAGCAATAAACTTGTTGGTACAGAATACAATAGTTTAGTTTTCAAGGTCGCTGATGCGCTTACCGATCTGCGCGACAACAGTTACTATGTGTACAAGACCGAACAAATCGATGGTGTGTTGAATCAAAGCGCAGTTACCATTACTCTGGCTGGACCCACGGGTTCATTGAATGGCGAACAACTGTTCAGCACCAATCCTTCGGCCTTCATAGTAGCAGAAAATACTGTGAACAGTCTGGCCACACCGGCCACGGTCATAGCCGTCAATGTTGGCGCCACTGCCTCAGAATATGTACTTACTGTAGATTCACCATTCCAAAGCAATCGGGTGCGTGTTGTTTATCCTGTGCTGCATGCAGCAGCCAATGGCAATGTACTGGGCGGTGTAAAATCCAAGACCTTGATCTATGATCAAGCCGATGAATTTTTAAACAGCTCAGTGGCATCACGCACTATTTTGACTCTCACCAATTCTGATGTGTATCGTGTAAACAAAATAATGATGGCTACGGGATTTGTAGAATCCTGGACTCCGGCAGTGCAGGCCACGGCCGTGGACATCACCACCAAGTATGCGTTTAGAGCCAATCAGACCAACAATTATTATGGTCTTTCGTTCTTGACGATAAATGCTGGCCAGGCATTGCCCAGCGGCAGCGTCAAAGTTTGGTATGATTACTTTGAACATGGTCTGGGCGATTTCTTTAGTTTAGCTAGTTATAGCCCACTGCAGGTTCCACGTGAGAACATGCCAGAGTACAACGGCACTCCACTGAGCGATGTTTTGGATTTCCGCTCACGCATAGATCCTGATACCAATCTGTTGATTGGCAACAGTGTGCCAAAATTTGATTCAAACTTCATAACCGATCTATCCTATTATCTGCGACGCAAAGAATCTGTATTGTTGGATCGTCGCGGAAGATTCTATAATGTTACTTCGGCATCGGCATTGGCGCCACGAGAGCCCGAGATATCAAAATCTACGGACAGCCTGACCATGTATCAGCTGACTCTGCAGCCATATACAACACCGCCAGATCCTAAAAACATCAGCATAGTTAAAAAAGAATATCAACGCTACACCATGCGAGACATTGGTGACATGAATCGACGTCTAACTTCCTTGGAAGAAATCAGTGCGTTGAATTTGTTGGAAGTTAAAACTAAGAATCTACAGGTTCGCGACAACGCTGATCCCACTCTGGAGCGTTACAAGACTGGATTCTTTGTTGATAGCTTTAAACTCAGCGAAGATTATTCCGACGATGACATGGATACAGATTTTACCAAGGATTCTGGAGATCCAACTCTGTATCCTTCGGCTGTAATTCGTGATTTCGATCTCATGGAGAAGATTAATTTTACCGGTGCAGTAATTACTGGTATAGAACAAGAGCCTATTATAGCAGCTCGAGCCCTGGATAATTATCGAATTACTGGTGAAACCATAACCTTGGACTACACCACCAGCACCATACTGCAACAAACCATGGCCACAACTTCCATTGCGGTGGCACCGTTCCTGCAGGCCAATTTCATCGGAAATCTGGAGCTCATACCCGACAGCGACATCTGGACCACAACAGTGACCAATGAAAATGCGGTCAACAGTGGTCGTGATCTGTTTACACAGGAACAGTTCAATGCTGCAGTACGTGGACGACGTGTTAACGTTACATATTTCCAAGTAGCTCAGAACGCAGGATTTAATTCCACCAACGTGCAACAAAATGTCTATCCCTTTATGCGTGCCAACACCATAGTTTTGCGCGCTTCGGGATTGCTGCCCAACACCAAACACTACGTATTCCTGGACGAGGAGCCCCTGGGTGAATATGTTACTGGTGCCATGCGTTTCAAGTTCGACAGCATGCCGGTCTTGGATTTCTCAATTTCCGTGGCAGACCGCAATCAATGGGCCAAATGGCGTGGCATAGATGAGTTTCAATGGACCACCAGAGAAGAACTAAGAACTGTTTGGGGGTGGAGAAGCTCAGGTAAATTTGGTCCTAGCCATTGGGGCGCATGGCAAGAAAAAGTAAAAGTAAATTATCTCAAGGCCGTAGAACCGCGTCGAAATGCCGAAGAACTTGCTCTGCCCAATTCAGCTTTTGGCAACGGTTATCGTAAAAGTTTTGAGCGCGGACGTTCTGTGTATCATTACAATGGCAGTGCCTATGTGGGCAGTGCTGTGGCCATGTATCAGAAAGGCACTACACTGTACTGTGTAAATGCTCGTGGCAGCATGAGCCGCGCCTTCATGAAGAGTCGACCCTTGGTCAATGGTCGACGCGGTTATACCTATCCCAATGTTTTTTATGTCGCCGTGGATCAAAACGATCCCAAGTTAATCTCACAACAAGTGTTTCTTGATGAAATGCAGACCAGTGACGATGAGGGCAATTTATACAGCGACAATGACGGTGTTATCGTGGCATTGTTTGACATGCCCAACAATGCTCTGAAGAAATTCCTTGGTGGTGACAGAACAATTCGCATCAGCGATACGCTGGAACCCGATGATGCCATCAGCATCGCCGAAGCCACGTATACATCCAAGGGCATACAGATCACTGTTACACGCAGCTATGAAACCGCAAGATCCTTCAGTGTACGAGCTGTAGATCCTATTGCACAAAGTTTTAAAATTCCCGACAATTTCACCAGCGGTGCATTTGTTACTGATGTGGATTTGTATTTCCAGAAAAAACCATCAACACAGAGCTTGCCAGTCAGTGTAGAAATTCGTGTATGTGATGCCACAGGACGACCCGACGGATCGGGCGAAATGGTACCGGGATCAGAAACTCATTTGCTACCAGAACAGGTCAATGTCGATGCCACTACGGGACGTACGCCTACAAAGTTTACTTTTAAAAATCCTGTGTATCTGTTGCCCAACAAGAACTATGCCATGGTTGTGCGCACTGACAGCATAAACTATCGTGTATGGACTGCCACTCTGGGGCAGGTAGATCTCAGCACTTCTACCGCCAGCAGAACCTATAACAAACAGGCACTGCTGGGCAGTTTCTTCAAGTCACAGGATGGCACACTGTGGAGCGAAGATCAGCTCACAGATTTAAAATTTAGGTTGAATCGTGCAGTATTTACACAGGAGCTAGGAACTGTCAAGGTGGTTAACAAAGTGTTGCCTGGCGAAATCATCAGAGATGAACCATTGATGTTGGTGCACGGCAGCAACAAGATACGTGTAACACACATAAATCATGGTCATGCACCCGGAGATAAAGTTCGGTTGGCCAGTCGTTACTGGGCCAGTCAGTATGCTCTGAATACTTCAGTTGCTATTTTTGGCATACCAGTCACTGAAATTTTTGGTGCTGCTGTAAGTACCGACGACATCATCCTTGATTCAGATACACCATTGACAATCAGCACCAACGATGTTATTACACAGGACAGTTATGTCGTGCAGGTAACCACGCCAGCCGATCTAGGTGTGGGTGCCATCACTGGCATTACTGCGGTGCAGACCGGTGGCGATGATGTTCGAGCTACCTATAACCAGCTGTATCATACAGTCACAGTTGGTGGTAAAGTTCAGGCAGTGCAGGGTACTACACTGAGGTTTGAAGCTGGCCAGACCGGTGGATTTACCTATGACTCCACTCTGCCCGATGTCACCGGTGAGGTCTACGAAAGATCCTTGCAGACTGTGGACGTCAACAATGTAAACTTCATGGACGATCCCAAGATTGTGCTGAGCGGCGTCAATGAATTCTATCGAGCCAAAGGCGGTCTAGTAGCGCAGGTAGAGTCCGGCGGGGTTGAAACAACCTGGAAAGAAAGCTTTGCAGGAACGTTCACCATGAGTACTGACAACGATGCCGTAAGCCCTGCCATAGATCTGAGCACCCTGAGTGTACAGACACACCAGTGGCGCCTGGACAATCCAACACGAGCCAATCGTCTGCCAACTACATTGCCGGCAGTGGGAACAGCGTTTACTGGATCTACACAGTTTGTGGACTACGAAGAAACCATTGTTGGTGATATCACAATTGCATTCGATGCCGAAACCAATTCATTGATCAGCACTACACCATTGCTGTTCCAGAATTTTGCTGCAGGCCTGTATGTTGTAGTTTCTGGTAGCAACATAGCTGCAAACAACAGCACCAGTACTGGTGTGCGGGTTGTTAGCATCAATGATACTGCTACTGAAATGGTGTTGGACGCAGATTTGTCCAACCGTGGTCCAGGCGATGCCATCACCATATATCAGATACGAGATTTTGTCGATGAACGCAGCTATGGTCCGGCATCTGCCAACAGCAAGTACATTAGTCGTCGAGTCAATCTAGAAAATCCTGCGACCAGCATTAAAATGCTGATCGATGCCAACATACCCAGCGCGGCCAGCTTCGATGTATACTACAAGGTTGGTTCGGCCACTGAAAGATTTGAGACACAACCCTGGTCGCAGTTCACCAATTTACCTAACTACAACAAAGAAGACCGACGCGGAATCTTCAGCGAAATCGAAGTCAACATCACAGATTTTGATGACGATGGTAATGCCAAGGACCTGCCAGAGTTTACTTCGTTCCAGGTCAAAATAGTGATGCGAAGCACCAATGGCGCCCGATTCCCATCGTTTAGAAATCTGAGAATAATTGCACATGCTTAATAAAAAAGTTCACATTGCCGATCATGCGGATCTGCGCCGCGAAGTGTACAGCGGCGCAGTCATCAACGTTGATTCTGAGAGCTATGAAAAGTATCTTAAAATAAAAAATAGTCGGCATCAACAACAGGAACGCATTGGCACCATGGAAACCAGAATAAATAACATGGAGGCAGACATTGCCGACATAAAAACATTGTTGTACCGACTGCTGGAAAAATAACCCATGGCCATAACTACAAATCTAACCATAGATCAGGGTGCAGATTTTGAAGCCGTAATTAAATTATACAGCACCAACACCGAACCCCTGAACCTCACCAACTATGGTGCCGTGGCTCAGGTTCGACGCAGTTATGACAGTACATCGTCCAGCGCGGCGTTTGCTGTCAGCATGCCCATACCCAGCAACGGTGAACTGGTTTTAACCATGGCCAGCACCACCAGCGCTGCGTTAAAATACGGGAGATATGTCTACGATGTACTGATCACCAACAGTTCCACGGGCACCAAGACCCGGGCTGTTGAGGGTATAGTAACCGTGACGCCACGCGTCACCAGATGACGCGAACATGGCAAAAATCAATCGCATAATCCGCAGTAGTTCAAGTCTGGTCACTCTGGCCGAACTTCAGAGCGGCTCAGAATTATTCACCAAAACCACGATTAGAAAAACTCAGATCACACCTGAGTTGACGGGTACGGCTGCGCTGGTAAAACGTGCCGAAGTTATACGCCGTGTCATTGATCGCATTGTCTACAACGACACCGTCAGTGGTGCGCAGGTATTTGCCGACTATCTGTTGCCCACAGACAGCGCCCTGCTGTTGTTTATTCGTGGTAGATTTGTTGACGATGCACTGAATACAGCAGACAATTTGAGATCATTGTTCAACAAACAACCTGCAGATTCACTGGGTCTGCAGGACATCATCACAATTATAAAAATTTCGGAAAGATTTTTTCAACACAGTATCTTACCGCAGAGTCAGACTACACTGAGATTAGACAAATCGCAGTCCGAACTCGTCGGCATCGCAGATCAAACAACATTTAACGTAAATCTAGGTTTAACAGATCAGCTGTTCATGGCAGACATCGTCGCCATGGCATTAAATTACAGTTTTCAAGAAATTCTTGGGCTAGATGATGTTGCTAGATTGGATGTAGTCAAATCTCTGCAACATGATTTAAATGTACAAGAAGTCGCAGTATTGTATTATGCAAAGAATCTAATCGATGTTCTTGCAGCAGTTGATACCAAAATACTGGATATAACGCAGTTAAAAACCGATGTCGTGGACCTGCAGGATGCACAAAATACTGCGGTTGCATTGAATAAAAATCACACAGTATTCGCAACCGATGCAGCTGCACAATCGGTTTCATTGACAAAATTCGATGATGCAATTTTAAGTGAGTTTGTTGGCCTCGATGTTTTTAAGTCAGTATCAGAAGCCACCACCGTATTTGATGCTGCGCGCAATCTGTTGGCCAAGTTCTTTGCCGAAGACATCATACCCGTGGACCTGGCCGGTGTGTTCGATGGTATAACCTATTACTATGGACTGTCGCGTGCCCTCAACGTTGCCGTAGGTGATGAATATCGCGCTGCAGTAACCTATCTGCGCAGTCTCGAAGATACTGCATTGATATCAGATGTAGTTTCAAATTTAGTATCCAAGCAGTTTAGTCATGCTGTGTCGGTCACAGATGTGTTGGTGACCCTGCTGGCTCGAGGAATACGATTCGAAGAACAACTAAGCATAAACGATGTTCAACGCTTGAATGTTATAAAACTGCTGGTCGATGATCAATCCTTGTTGGATGCCAAGAGCCTGGCATCAACTAAAACACTGGCAGATGATAACAACATAAACGATGTTCTGCGGCTAATCCTTGGCGTGTTCAGAACACTGGCAGATGATAACACTGTATCCGACATTGCCAAGTTAAGTATAGTTACAGGCAGAACAATACAAGACAGCAGCGACATACTGGATGCCAAGAGCCTGGCATCAACTAAAACACTGGCAGATGATAACAACATAAACGATGTTCTGCGACTAACTGCTAGTGTTAGCAGAACACTGGAAGATTCTAGTGCGACTGCAGATACCACAGCCAAGAACATTGGCAAACGTATCATACGTAGTGATCAGCTGAGCGAAGCCATAGGATCGCTGACGCAGTCCAGCGGCGTATTCACCAACAGCAACATCTATGACAGCAGCACCAGCATTGTCATCAGCGCAGCCGGCACTGGACTAGGAACCAGTGGTGGATTTCCCACCTGGAGTCATTTTAGATTTGCCAGTGCCACACCCAGAATACTGACCAGCGATCCCATAGATTTTACCAAGTATCCTAGAATTGATTTTCTCTACGTTGTTGGCAATAGTTCCAACGGCGGAGAAAGTCCCGACACCAATGAAGATTTAATTCTTGAATATTTTCACGTAACCAATGGCTGGACCACTGCAGTAACCATACATGCCGGTGGCGTTGTTGCCAACAACAATGCTCGCCGCGGCTGGACTCCGTTTAGTT